TAAGCATAACTACTTGCTCCAGATGATGCTGAAGTTATTGTGACGCTTGATGAATTTCTAAACCCTGTTCCTGTTGGTGTATCAGAACTTTGAGCCACATTCCAATTAACTACATTAAGACCAAAATCAAATCTATCAGTACAACAATACCCAGCGCCACTAGTTACAGATGTTGCTCTTTGTGCAATCACCATCGCACCATTGATAATTCTGTTTTTAAACCCATACAAACCAGACGAACTTACTCCGTCTGAAGTGGTCATCAAGTCTGCATTTACAACACCATAAGCCATTATTTCATTCCTTTATGCCACAGAAATTCTTTTGGCAATGGTTTGTTAACTGAAGCATAGTATTCAATCGCTTTTTGGTCTGCTTCTTCTTGTGTAGCAAAACGCCCTAAATGGATTCTTTTGCCATCGACATGAACTCTTGCCCTAAATTCTTTTAACCCTTGGCACTTATCAAAATGCCAGCGTTTCATGCTTGTTTCACCACCAGTTTTTCCACAATTAGGACAAGTAACTTTTTTGTGGACATATCCCGTGTTTTTCTCTCTCTTTTTTTGCTTTGCTTCTTCAGAAACAACCAAACCATAAGTTCCTTTGCCACCTTTGGTTTTATTGACTAAGCCAATTTTCAAATCGTCAAAACATTCAATCAAGAACTTCTCATGTTCAAAGGCTTCGTCTTCTGTGTCCCATTTTGCAACAACATCAATCAAGATTCCACCATGCTGTTTTACTGCTCTTTTCCAATTATCGCTTCTATCTGAAAAAGCAAAAGGTCTTGTGTCATTGCCTTTGCCAACATAAAACACTTTTCCTTGGGGTGATGAATGAATGTAAGTGCAATAACTCATAGGATTAACCATCTTTGGCCTGAAGCGACCGAAACTGAAATTCCGCTTGCCACAGTTATCGGGCCAACAGAGAATCCGTTATTACCACTAGCAATCGTATAACTTGCACTTACTGTCGTACTCATCAAAGAAATACCATTGGTAGCAATAGGCGCTGGCGCAGATAACTCACCCGTACTTGGCTTATACAAATACTTTGTATTACCCGTATAGATTGTTGTTGGCGTACCAGAGGTAGCCGCCGCAAACAATGGATACAGGTTAGTCGATGTAGTCGTATCGTTGCTAATGCTTGCACCAGCCGTACCATTTGCCGCAGAAGTAACACGCCCATAGGCATCCACAGTAATGTTGGTTGCTGTGTAACTACCCGCAGTCACTCCACTTGTTGCCAATGCAACAGTACCACTTGTTGTGATCGTGCCACCAGTTAAGCCTGTGCCAGCAGTTACAGATGTAACAGTTCCCGTATACGCATCATTGGAAGTAACTGTAAAGTTGGGATATGTTCCCGTAATGCTAGTTGTCCCTGCTCCCGTCAATGCAACAGTCTGATCTGGTGCAGAGTTGGTGATCGTAAAGTTAGGATAAGTGCCACTTGTGCTAATCCCTGTGCCAGCAGTCAACGCAACTGTTTGGTCAGGCGCAGAATTAGTGATAGTGAAATTAGGATAAGTTCCTGATGTGCTGATACCAGTACTAGCAGTCAGGCTCACAGTCTGATCTGGTGCGCTATTGGTAATCGTGAAGTTTGGGTATGTGCCACTCGTTGAGATGCCTGTGCTTGCAGTCAGCGAAACAGTCTGATCAGGAGCAGAGTTTGTAATCGTTAGAGTGCCACTTGATGTAATTGGGCTACCAGATATGCTAATTCCTGTTCCAGCCGTAGCCGCCACAGAAGTAACAGTTCCAACCGATACAGCACCAGTTTGTCCGTTAACAGAAGTGACTAGGTTGCTTTGGTCAATCTTTTGCCAGACTGTGCCGTTAAACATCAGCCAATCGCCAATTTGCCAATCAGTTATGCCGTCAAGGTTAGTAGAACCAGCCGTTGCAACTATGTAGTAGTAGCCATTTACACCCACTCCACTAGCCAATGTAGGAGTGTTAGTAGATGCGTTCCATGTTCCTTGATAACTTAAACCACCAGCCACAGAAGACCAAGAAAGAGCCGTTCCATTAGTAGTCAAGAACTTACCTGAGTTCCCCGTTTGACTAGGAATCAGGTTTGTTATCTGTGTTTGTAGGGATGCTAGAGTATCAAGGACAGACTGAGAAGTGCCGCCACCATTAGTAATGACTTTGATGACCTAGAACTGGCTGATTTATGCGCTCACATGGCACGAGAAAAGTATCATGGCGTATTTGCTAATCACGGAGGCAAATAATGGCTTATGGTTCAGTTAATGTTGATAAGATGGTTACTTCTGATGGCATAAGTTCTTCAGGTGTTTATGGATTTAAAAATAGAATCATAAATGGGGCGATGGTTTTAAATCAACGTGGATTTAGTGGAACACCAGCATCCTTGGAATATACACTGGACAGATGGCGAACTCTTATGTCTACTGTTTCCTCAAAATTTACAGTGTCTCAAAATGCTGGCTCAGTTACACCACCAGCGGGTTTTATAAATTACTTAGGTGTTACCTCATCTTCTGCATATTCTGTTGGTTCTGGAGACCAATATGGAATACAACAGTGGATTGAGGGATATAACATTGCAGATTTGGCTTGGGGTACAGCAAGCGCACAAACAGTAACACTGTCTTTTTGGGTGCGTAGTTCTTTAACAGGAACATTTGGTGGAAGTTTAGGAAATAGTGGTGGCTCTAGAAGTTACCCATTTACATACACAATTAATTCAGCCAATACTTGGGAATACGAAACAATTACTATTGCTGGTGATACATCTGGTACTTGGCTTACGGATAATAGCCGTGGACTTAATGTAACTTTTGGTCTTGGCGTAGGCTCTACATTAAGCGGAACAGCAGGAGCATGGGCTGGAACAGACTATCGGTCGGCCACAGGAGCAACATCAGTAGTTGGCACAAACGGAGCGACATTTTATGTGACGGGAGTAATGCTAGAAAAAGGCAGTACCGCAACATCGTTTGATTACAGACCTTATGGTACTGAGTTGCAGTTATGTCAGAGGTATTATGAAAAGACTTACTCACAAGGAACAGCCGTAGGTACGGCAGATTACACAAGCACAACAATTGATGGGACAACAGCCAATGGTTCTGGCGATGTTCAATATGGTATTAAATATAAAGTTGTTAAAAGAGCCGCTCCAACATTGACTGGTTACTTAGCAAGTACGGGAGCATCTGGTTCTTGGGAGTATGGTCGTAGTGGAGTTAGTGGAACTGCTTCGGTTAGTTTTAATATTATTGGTGACGCACAGGCTAGGGCAGTAATAAACACTGGTGGGTCTTGGATTCCCGTAACTATTACTGGTCATTGGACTGCATCTTCGGAGTTATAAATGTATAAATTAACAAAATACAACGATTGTGTTCAACGTTTATCAGACAACGCATATATCCCAATAAACCCCGCTAACACAGACTACCAAGCCTATTTAAAGTGGGTGTCTGAAGGCAACACGCCACAGCCCGCAGACGAAGGAACACAATAATGGCGGCACTAATCCCATCAGCAAGCGCAACAGGGTCAGGAACAATGACCTTGGCTGGCCCTTCTACAAACTCTAATCAGACTATCACGATTCCAGACGCTACTGGAACAATGATGGTTAGTGGCAATATGCCAGCGTTTAGTGCTTATGCAAGTGGTAACCAAAGTTTAACAAGTGCAACGTGGACAAAAATATTATTTGATACTGAAGAATTTGATACCAATAGTAATTTCGCTTCTAGTCGTTTTACACCAACTGTTTCTGGCTATTACCAAATAAATGGCGTTTCAAATGGAGGTAATAGCGCAACCATTACAAGGTCAATGGTGCAAATTTATAAAAATGGTACTGGGTATAAATATGGCAATGATTCATCTCCAACAGGAACAAATGGCGTAGCCATGGTTTCATCTATTGTTTACTTTAATGGTACAACCGACTATGTAGAAATATATGGTCTTGTTACAGGAACAACACCGTCTACTGCTGGTAGTAGTTCGTTGCTGTATTTTAATGGCGCAATGGTAAGGGCGGCGTGATGACACTTTACGACAAAATCAAAACCATATATCCAGAACTTACAGACCATGACTTTGTGACTGTAATCACATTACAAAACGACTCTGACGGCAAAGGCGATTACATAGCGTTCTGGCGGCATCCTACGCTTGCAGAGCCAACAAAGGAGCAGTTAGATGCTGTTTAACGACACACAAGCCGAAACAATCAACGCACTAACCGCCCGAATTGTGGCTTTAGAAGGGCAGTAATATGACTTTTGTCGTAGACGGCACAAATGGCCTAACATTTAATGATGCAACAACGCAGTCATCTACTGCTACTAATGCGTCTAACATTTCTAGCGGTACTTTAGGTAAGGCTAGATTGCCTACGGGTTCTGTTTTGCAAGTGGTAAGCGTTAATGCGGGTGGAACTGCTTCGGTTAGTTTTAATATTATTGGTGACGCACAGGCTAGGGCAGTAATAAACACTGGTGGGTCTTGGATTCCCGTAACTATTACTGGTCATTGGACTGCATCTTCGGAGTT